AGAGGGTATGAATAACGAATGGCAAAAGTCTGGTATGGCAACATTGTTGGAAAACCAGGCACGTCAGTTGATATCTGAAAACTCTAAAACATCCCCAAGCGCCGGTGGTGGTGTAGGTGATGAAGAATGGTCTGGTGTTGCTCTTCCACTTGTAAGACGAGTATTTGGTAACATCGTTGCACAGGAACTAGTTTCTGTTCAGCCGATGAATTTACCTTCAGGACTTGTTTTCTACCTAGATTTCAAATATGGTTCAACAGTCGGTAAAATTGCCGAAGGTGAATCACTAGGTGGTAAAACAGGACCTAACAATCCATCTGGTTCAGTTGCTCCTTTTGGAGAGGATGGACTTTACGGTGTAGGTAGATATGGCTATTCAATAAGTCATTCTGCTGCTAACAATATTACTTTTGGTGGTGCTGAATTAGCCACATTAAAAGATATTGATTTTAACAGTGAAGTAACTGCGTCAGTAAATAGTGGTCATCAAATTTTCAAGGTGACTGCTTCACTATCTAATTTCACAGACGGTGATCCGTTATCTGTAAGAGCATGGTCATTTACAGAAGATGCCAGTGATGTAAAAGTTTTAGAACAATTCACCCAAGTTCAAGGTGGAAATGTTGAACTTTTCGTCTCTGCTTCATCTATCGGTAATGCGACAGGCTCCTACGATGTGAAATATCTAAAACAAACCACTGCTGGTAACAGAGGTGATTTTGAGGATAGAATAGGTGATGCTACAACTAATCAGTTGGGTATACCTGAAGTTAACCTTGAAATGAGGTCTCTACCAATTGTTGCTAAGACTCGTAAGTTGAAAGCTGTCTGGTCACCTGAGCTTGCTCAAGACTTGAATGCTTATCATTCAGTTGATGCTGAAGCAGAATTAACAAGTATGTTAAGTGATTACATCTCAATGGAAATTGATTTAGAAATTCTTGACATGTTAATTGCTGATGCGGTCACAGTTGATTACTGGTCAGCAAAAGCTGGTGAGGATTTTGATTCTGCTACTAACAATTTCGTGACAACCACATTTTATGGAACACGATTTGAGTGGTATCAAACCTTGGTATCCAAGATTCAAAAAGTATCAAATGAAATTCATCGTTTGACGCTAAGAGGTGGTGCTAACTTTGTAGTTGTTGCTCCAAAGATTGCCACAATACTTGAATCATTACCAGGCTACGTAAGTCAGCCAGGTGAGGGTGGACAAGAGAACTTTAGCATGGGCATCTCTAGGGTTGGTCAAGCTGCTGGTCGATACACGGTCTATAAGAATCCTTATATGACTGAGAATTCCATTCTTGTTGGATTCAGAGGTAGTAACTTCTTAGAAACTGGTGCGGTATACTCACCTTACGTTCCGTTGATTACAACTCCGTTGGTATACGATCCTAGTGATTTTACACCAAGGAAAGGTGTGATGACGAGATACGCTAAGAAGATGATTCGTCCAGAGTTCTATGGTTTGATTCACTGTAAATCACTTGATTTAGTATAATCTAATCATAAGTCTGATACATAACATAGGGGGGAGACATTAGTTTCCCCCTTTTGTTTTCCAAAAGGTTATATTTATAGGTAGGAGAATTACATATTATGCCAAAATTAGAATTTGCTTACATCGATCCTACTGAATTTTCATCAGGTCAAACACCATATGGAACGTATGATGGCGATACAACTTTTCAGTCTGATATTGTTTCTGTTACGAAGTGGTGTGCGAAAAGATTAGGTCATCCTGTTTTACAACTTGAAATACCAAGTGGTTCAATATTTGCTTGCTTTGAAGAAGCCGTAAACGAATACTCCCAGCACATTAACAATTATAATATTAAAAATTGGATGTGGGAACAATATGGTGAAAAGAATAGAATATCTGGTTCATTAGGAACTGGTTCTTCAAATCCTGTAACACCTTCGTTAGGTCCTTCAGTAACGTTATCAGATAAATACGGTCAAATCGTCGGGTTAAATGAAAACTATGATTTAAAAAAAGGTTATATAGAATTAAGTGGTTCTGTTCAAGATTATGATTTACAAGGAGTTTGGGCTGATGTCAGTGAGAGTGGTAAGAGAATAGAGGTTCACCGAGTTTTTAATCACCAACCAGCAGCCGTGTCAAGATTTTATGACCCTTATGCGGGAACATTTGACCAACGTCAGTTATTAGATGCTTTTGGTTTTGGTAATGTATCTCCAGCAATTTCATTTGTGTTGAAACCGATATCTTATGATTTAGCTAGAGCGAATGCTATTGAGACTTCAGACTTAGTAAGGAAAAGTGCGTATTCGTTTGAAATACACAATAACAATCTCAGAATATTTCCTGAACCACAAGAAGGAGATGCTGGGGAAAAAATTTGGTTTGAATATTATGTCAAGGATGATATTAGAAATACGAATAATCCAAATGCTTCTCTACAAGGTGGTGTATCAGATCCTTCTAATGTTCCATATAGGTTTATTACCTATAGCTCCATTAACCAACCTGGTCGGCAATGGATTAGAAAATATACATATGCTCTGTCAAAAGAACTTTTAGGTATAATTAGGAGCAAATATAGTTCGATGCCAATACCAGATGGAGAGGTGACGTTAGATGGTGAAGCACTTAAAACAGAGGGTAGAGAGGAAAAAGGACAACTTTTAGAAGAATTAAAAGAATTTTTAGAGTCAGTGAGCCTAACCGAAAAACTTAAGGCAGAAGCAGAGGAGTCGAATGCCCAAAGAGAAGTTTTGGCTAAGGCACCATTAAAAATTTACATAGGATAAATCATGTCTGCTCGTAGACCTTTTTTCATATCACAAAAAGAAATCAATCTATTTGATTTTATGAATGAGGAGTTAATCGATGAGATCGTAGGACAAACAGTGGATATTTATAAAGTTTCACCAGAAAATACTAACTCTAATATATATGGTGAATCAACCACTAAATATTTCAATGTCGGATTTAGGGTGAATTGTCTTATTAGATATAACGCACCTGAGGTTGAACAATTTCAAGAAGTAGGACCTGATAACAATTCTACAATAGATTTGATGTTTCAAAGAAATAATTTAGCCAGTGGTTCACTGAACTTTTTTCCTGAAGCCGGTGATATCTGTGATTGGAATGATTACTATTGGGAAATCAACGGTGTAACGGAACCACAGTTGATTGGTGGACATCCTAATTTCAGTCATGCTATCAAGGCTACAGCACATCGTAGTAGATTATCATCGTTACAAATTGAGGAGAGACCAAGATGATTAAGTTAAGAGATTTAATAATAGAAACAGTAGATGGCGACGTATTGAGATTTTCTAAAAAGGGCGCTTCCAAACCTTTTCTAAAGGACTTTGATAGAGTGTTTAAAAAGAAGTCTAAAGAATTCGGATATGGTAAATTAGATAAAAAAACACAAACCTTAAATGTTCAGATATCTAAACCAGCTGGATTTGATAAACCAATAGAAAGGGAAATGAGAACTGGTATAGAAATAGATTATGAATTCGGTAGCAGTTATTCGTTGGATGATTTCAAAAAAGATTTAAAAAAATTTAGAGGGTATAAAATAAAACAAGAACTTCCGGTAACTTTTACATTGACAAAAGGGGATTTTGTATATAGTATAACTTACATAGATGGTCTAAGTGGCACGTTCGTAATTGCGAGCACAAGAAAATAATGGCTGTTCAAATGTTAGACAAGGTATTAATAATGAAACCAAGACGGTCTCATTCAGTGGAGTCAACGCCCATAGAAAGTGCCGTTGACAACACAATAGATAATATCTATGGTGAACCACAACCCGATAGATTTGACGAGATAATAGATTTACTAAAACAAGGTAGTATCTATGGAGAGAAAAAAGAAATAACGATGGGTGCCGTAGAGGTGCCGATTGAAAAACAAATATCAATAGATAAAGTTTCAACTGATGGATTGAAATCTGAAGAGTATAGAAATGAATCAAAAAGTAATTTAGATAAACTTAGGAAACTAAGAAATGGCAATTAAACCAATTACTAACGAAAACGCACCAAATAAGTCTACAATAAATAGAGCAGAACAGACTAGTATCCGTAGTGAAAAAGGTAATCCGAAGGTTGTTATAAAAAAGCCCGGTGGTCAAAATGCTGGTAAAGGTTTATCGATTGGTGTTCAAGAAATAGACACTGCTGTTATAAAACATGTTAAAAATGTAATGAAACCAAAAATACAAGAATCTAATGAGACAATATCAGTTCCTGTTTTATATGGCAACGAAGAAAGATGGAAATCAATAAAGTCAAGAAATACTCTACGAGATAAAAACGGTTCAATCATTCTACCACTAATGGTTTTGAAAAGAACATCTATTGCTTTTGATGATTCAATGCCATTGTCTTTTGATAATGATGTAAGAGGTAAGTTCATATCTGTTGTTAGGTCAAGCAGCGGATCT